CCGCAGAGCAGCCGAAGGAAATCTTTGTCAACAACATCACTCTGAGCGTACCAGACGATGCTGACAGCTGCCTTGATCTGGATGCCGAGAAGGAAAGACTGTCCAACATCTGGGATCTGGCGCACTTGTCCATGCGGGAGCTGGTCTCACGCACTGGCCTGTCTCAGACCGCTTTTGCAAAGCGGACGGGTATCCCGCTGCGCACGGTGCAGAACTGGTGTGCCAGCACCCGCGACTGCCCGGCATACGTCCGCTTCCTGCTGGCCGAGCACTATGGACTAATCTGAGGGGGGATTCCAGTATGACAGCAAAAGATTTGACGGGTCATACTTTTGGGAGCTGGATCGTGATAGGTGCATCCAAAAAGAGCGGCTATGTGAAGTGCCGCTGCAAGTGCGGCACAGAAAGAGATGTCCTTCGAGAATCCCTGACCCGAGGGGCAAGCAAGTCCTGTGGGTGCGTTCATACCAGGAGCGAGGCCCAGCTCAAGATGGACGAGCGGAGAAAAAAAGAGGGAGACCTTACTGGAAAGCGGTTTGGGCGTTGGACTGTCTTGCATCGTGCGGAAAAAGATGGGTATTTTACATGCCAGTGTGAGTGTGGCACTATAAAAGATGTGTATCGGCATAGCCTTATGTCCGGAATGAGCACAGGCTGTCAGCATTGCGCTTTCTCGCATAGCGATGCAATGAAGAGCGCAGCAGCCCAAAAATCCGCCAAAGCAAAAAAATCCGCTATCGAAAAGTACGAAGGGAAGACTGTGAGCGGCTGGAAGATCATCGAAATCCTACCCCCTCGAAAGCCAGACGTATCCATGTGGTGCAAAGCAGTCTGCCCGCAGTGCGGAAAAATCGTTGAAGTCAGACTTTCAAACATAACACGCACTAACCCTATACTTCGGTGCTCCGACTGTGCCCGTGACATGAAAGACAAGGTCGATGTCATCCACAGCGTCACCCAGGTGGATGGCTCTTCCCTCTCCTCTGTGAAATCGCGGATGGGCGGAAAGGTCAACCGGAACTCCAAGACCGGAGTAAACGGCGTTGTAAAAAGGCCGAACGGGCGGTACTTTGCCTATATCAACTTCAAAAGGAAACAAATTTATCTCGGCCTGTACGAAAGCCTTGACGATGCGATTGCCGCCCGGAAAAAGGCGGAAGCGGCGATTTATGGCGAGTATCTTGACCAGCATGAAGGTTGGGAAGAAGAGCTTGCAAGCCGTCTCGAAGAACTCAAAAAAGAGAAAAAATAGAAAAACCCCCGATGCTCCAAACGGAACACCGGGGGTTTTATGCGTCTCCCGCATGGTACGCACTGCGAGTAGGCGGGCGGGAGACTGTATCAAATATCCACCCTAATGCGCTTCTCCGAGAGGCCGGGTGGATTTGTTGGTTTTATTTTACATCACATTGTGCTTTTTGTCAATCGGGGCAAAACAAATGCGGTTTGGCAAAATGCCGGAACAGATATATACGCTCTGATAAGGTGGATTGACTCTTGGAACTTTGTCGGAATAATTTTTGAAATACGCAACACGTCCGCCTAGCCACAAGATTTCAAACTCGTTCTGCGAAAAAAGATCAAATCGCTCTTTGCAGTCAAACAGCCCAACACTTCCGACAAGCATAGCAAATGGCTTTCCAATTTCAAAAAGACGTTTGAAAATCCTTGTTTTGCAAGAATACGGAGGATTTGAAACAATGAAGTCGCATTCCGGGACAGGCACTGAAAAGGAATCCTGCCCTTCGGCAATATAAGAATGAACAACTTTGCATCCATGCGCTGCAAGCATCTTCACGAACAGTGATTCATCTGTATCAAAAGGGCACCAAACCTTAGCATTGTTCGGAATATAACAAAGAATTGGCTCGATTGCATACGCTGGAGTATAGTATTCATCATTGTGACTGTTTGCGATTTTACCTACAACCATTCGATTCCTCCAAAATCAAATCAATGCCTTTCAGCCGATAGCCTATTGCCGTCCGGCTGTAATGTGTCTGTGCTGCAATGTCCGGCAGCGGGAGCCGCTCAACATACCGCAGTAAGGCTATCTTACGGTCTACCCTCCCAAGCGGTGCGCTCTTGATGGCAGCGGTCATCTGCTGTCGGTCAAACCCTTGCAGCGCAGCGGGCAGCACCACACGAGCCGCCGCCACAGGCAGCACCGAGCCAGAAGGGCTGCGGCAGCTGTCCCGCGTTGCGCTTAGATACGCATTTTACCATATTAAGACCGCAAATTTGCATTTTTTTATCAAATTTGAGCCTTAATACCCCGATTTTGTTGGCCTTAACAAAATCGCAGACCATTTTCGTGATGTCACGGAATTGCTCTTGTATGGCATACATTTTGTTGGTGTCAACAAAATGCTCGTATGTAGTGCCCATGATATCCTCCTTACTGCTTTTCCAATGCCGCTTTCATGCGGTCAAAGAAAAATTGGATAATGATGCCGATGGTCTCATCGGTGATGGCCCACGAGATAAATCTCCCCCACTTGCTGGCGCTGAGGGCCGCGCGGAGCATCTGAACCACCCAGGCTTTGCGCTCCGCGCCTTTCTTGGTGCCCTGGATATCCTTTTCTGCCTGCTCGATGAGCTGGAGCACGGTGGGCTTGACAGCCGCGCCATAGCCCAGTCGGATGCAGCCCAGGGCGTAAAACGCAAAGCCGCCCAGCATAAGAACAAGGGCCGCAGGGGCGGGAATGACGCCCAGAATGTTATTGATTGTTGCCATGTATTACTCTCCTTTCTCTTTTTCGAGGTCTTCGATGCGGTGGTTTGCCACTTTGATCTGCTCTTCCAACACCGGCACGCGCTTGGCAAAGTTGTTGTGCTCCCGGACTTCGCGGGTTAGCTCTTCCAGCTTGGTTTCGGTCACAGCCTGCTGCTTGTCCAGTTTGGCATCCATGCTCTGGGCGGTGTGGTTGTTAGAGACGATCACGCCGATCAGGCTCAGACCACCGGTGATAATGGCTACGATGATTGCATCGCTCATGCGCCCTCCCGGAGACGGGTCAGGCCCTTCTTGCGGATGATACGGGGGTAGTTGATCTCTGTAACGTTGAGGTCAACAGTTCTGGAGATGCCCGGCACGCTGCCCTTGCTGGTGTGCTGGTGGGCATTGTACTTGAAATCCACCTTCGGGGTCTTGCCGGTGTAGTCAGCAAGCCACACGTCCCAGCGGTTTGCCAGACGGCCCATGTCCAACTCATAGCTGTAACCCGTGTAGGTGTACAGCTGGGCATAAAAGCCCATCTTTTCCACCTGTTCCAGCGCGTAGGCGGTAAGGTTGGTGAGGTCGAGGGTGCTCATGGGTTTGAGTTTGTTTTCCTCCACGTCCACCGCCACCGGCAGGGTCAGCTCCTTTCCGTAGACTGCTTGACGCAGCAGGGAGAGTTCTGAGTTGACCATGTCCTTGTTGGTGGCGTAGGTGTAGTAATATACGCCCACGTCCAGCCCTGCCGCTTTGGCGTTGCGGTAGTTCGTTTCAAAGGGCGGGTCGATGTACAGGCCGTCTGCCCGTTTGGAGAGCTTGCGGTTGGTGGACACGGTCTTGAGCATGGCCCCCTTGTAGCCCGCCGCTACCACCTGTGCCCAGTCGATGGTGCCCTGATACCGGCTCACGTCAATGTACCGGTAAGGCGGCTCACCTGCCCACCCGGTCACGGTGTCCACTGTGGACACGTCCGGTGCAGGGGCAGGCTCTTCCTTGTCGGCGCTGTCACCGGCAGCGTGGGAGAGGGCAGAGAAGATATCCCGCAGGAAGTCAAGCATTACTTTCCACCTCATAAAATCCCTCCTCCGTCAGCTTTGCCATCACGGCATCCTTGTACCGGTCAGGCACGTTGTCGATGGTAAAAGCGCCGTCAAAGCGGTGCAGTTTGATTTGGGTCACATAGAACAAAACCATAACATCCTCCTTACTGTGCGGCCAGCAGGTCGAGCATAGCCGCTTCCAGAGCAGCAAGGCGCTCTTCTGCGGTGGGCAGCTGCGACTTTTCCTCTGCTTCCTTGCGGGCCTTTTCCTGTGCAGCCAGCTCTTCGGTGGTGTACAGGATGTACCGCTGAACCTGCACTTCCTCATCCCAGGCGGGCTGAGGGTCAACACCGGGCACATCCACCACCTTGCGGACATCACGGCCTTTTTCGCGACCATCTGCGTCATAGTAGATTGCAGGGGTTCCGTCCGGCAAGGTTTCGGTCTCATAGTGGCTGACCTCCTCCACGCCCGTCACAGCATCGTGATGGATGGTCTGGGTCTCCTGCTTGATGTAGCCTTTCGTCAGGTCGGGGGCTTCGATGGGGTTGCCGTTACTGTCAATAATTTTCATGTGTGCTCCTTTCGGTTATGCCACTCTGCGCCAGATGTACATACAGTGTGCCGGGGGTTGGACGGTATCGGAAGCGCCGTAGATGGGGTTGGAGCGGGAGGCATCAAAAAACACTACATCGTCTTTGTAGGAGGTATCGGTTTCCATCATTGAATTATCCATCTTGTCAGAAGCTTGAAGTGAATGTACAAATAGCTTACCATCCGCGCGTGTAATCGGACCGCCCGCATTCTCGTTGCCAGTCATGTGGGGTCTTGAGTCAAAATAGCCAGTTATATTCGGCAGTCCAGCCTCTACCGTTGTACCAGCTGGGTGCGTGTCGCTTGCGCCCCAGATAGTGCAATCCTCAATACGTTCCCATGTGCCGCCGATAAAGCTTGCCGGGGATGCGGGGTCATCGCTGACCCAGAATTTGATTTTGGCGAGGTCTTCTTCTCGCTGAGCGGCGAGAGCTTTTAACGCCTTCTGCGCGTTATTAACCTGCCGCATCAGGTAGTTGTACCCGTGCTGGTCGTCCAGGCCTGCCTCTGCGCCGGTGGGGGCGATGATCTGGCCGGATGTCCAATTTTCCGGGAGATCAGCGGGAAGAGGAATGTTTTTCAGGATATCATCCGCCATAAAGCAGTGTTCCCTCCTTGAAGATAATGGTGTGTTTGAATTTCGTTCTGGATGCGGTATCAATGCTGACATCGTCCTGTGTGAGGGCGGTTCCGAATGCGTCCTGCGCGGAGATGGCAGAGACTTTTGTGGTCTTTTCCGATGGCAGAAGCTCATACTGCAGCGTGACTGCCGCACCGGAAAGGCTCTTTGCGAGGTTCGGAACGATAAAATCGCCGTTCAGCTGCACCATGTTGATGTGATCCGCCAGGTACGAGGCAAGGCTTGCCAGGAACAGCGGGGTCACAGATGCGGAAGAGGGCGCGGCGGCCGTCACCGGGACAAAATTATTTTGTCCCGGTGACGCAAAGGCATTCTTGCCCAAAAGCCAGCTGCCCAGAAGATAGTGATACCGGCTTCCGTTTGCCAGCACCGTGTCTGCTCCCTCCAGAATGGAAAGATTTACGTCCACGTCCGTTTTTTCGGTAATGCCAAAATAGCAGTCCGATGCGTACAGCGTTTCTCCCGCATCGTTTAGGAGCTCATAGTGGGTGACGGTTGAAGCGCCTGTCTCCGGCTCAATGGATGCTTCCAGCTTCAGGTTCTCGCCTGAGATCATCAGCGTTTCAGAATCCACCTGTAGCGTCGCAGATGCAATGACGCTTTTCAGCGGTTTCACGCTCGCTGCGCGGTTGAGCCGTGCCGTCGTGGCAAGCTCTGCCGCCTTGTGGGCCACGTCCAGAAGAAGCGTCCGCGTCAGTGTCGGCGACGCAGCAGCCTTTGCGGTCGTCCAGCCTCCAAGCCCGGCAAACGGCTTTTCCCCAAGGGCCCAGCCGCCAAGCCGATACCGATAATCGTATTTCTGCACATCGACCTGCTCCGTGATCAGAACGCCGGTTTTTAGGTACGGCATACTGATAAAGACGATGTGAGCGGGTTTGATCTGGTTGATCAGGTGCGTCACCTCGTCGTAGTACGACTGGCTCTTTGCGCTCGTCGTAAGCCTCAGCTCGTAGAGCGGGTATGTGATGGAGCACGTCCATTCACCCGCGCCAATCAGCTCATCCAGCTTCTGATACAGAAACCCCAGTGTGTAGGGCGGGCGGGTCGCAATGCGGGTCATTACACGCTGCCTGCGGAATTCCAGAGATTCCTTTTCCGGGACAGCCACGATGTGAAACACCTTTTCCCACTGTGCAACGGAATCCTCGTCCATGGTCTGGAAAAAGAAGTTGCTTTGGACCCCTTCCACGGAACCGGCCAGCAGGTCAAACTCCGCTTTTTCAGCAGTGCAGATTTGCTGATAGTCCTGCACTTCCCGGTAGATGGGCGGCAGCAGCGGCAGCAGGTCATGCGAGAGATCAAGCTTCATGCAGCGTCACCGTCCCAACTACAGGGACCTGCTGCCGTGCGCCGGTCTCTGTCAAAATCAAATCGTCCGCTGCTCCGTTCAGCTGGACGTTTGTCACGTTTACCACGCCCTCTGCCGTGATGATGGCCGCAGATACGCGGGCCGTGTAGACGTTGGCTCTATACTCAATGCCGGTCTTGCTGATATTGTTCTCCCAGCTTTTCCGCACATTGAGCAGATATGCCTCCAGCGCATCCCGTACCGCGGTGCGAACTGTATCCAGCGAGTAGCTGGGCAGGAGTGTCACCGATGCGGTGACCGAAACTTCCAGCTTCTCCGGGGCCGTGATCGTTACCTTTGCACCGATGGGCGCAAGACCGAGCCCCTGCCCGGAGTACGGCACCGGGTCGATGGTGTTCTGAATGGTCTTCACAAGGTCGGTGGATGCAGGCAGCCAGTCCGCACCCAGAACGGAGCAGAGCACCGTGCCGCCGCCTCTCCATGTCGGGTAGACCTGCACAGCGCCTACACCGTCCAGCTTTTTGATCTCCTCCACGTACTGCGCCACATTGCCGCCAAAGGAGCGGCTGTTCAGCGATGCCTCGATGCGGGCGCGGAATTCGTCATCGGTCTCGGTCTCGTCTCCGGGTGTCAGGATATCCGAGATCCGGGCAGAAGTCAGGCCCTGGATGGTGTCGATGGGTAGGATAGGGCCGGTGTAGTCGTTGCCGATGGTGCCGGGTGTTTCTGCCAAAAGGCGGTAGGTGTGCCCGGAGCCCAGAGCGGACAGCGCAATAAAATTGATACTGTCCGCGCCGTTGATGGTAGAGAACCGGCTGCCCAGCGGGATAGCCACATTGAACTCGCCTTTTCGCACCGCCGCCGTGGCCTGCTTGCGGGTAACGGTGGCGATGGGGGCCAGCAGATCCAGTGCTCTGCCAGTGGCCGTCTGAAAAAACGCCTGCCGCTGCACCATGTTCAGGGAAAGGAAGAACCCCTCAAAGACATAAGCGGCGGGAGAAAGAGCCGTTGGGATGGGGCTTGTGTCCCGCTTGTCGTAGTCGTCCGGGATCTGAGACAGCATATAGTCCAGAATGGCCCGGTACTGTGCGGTAGAAAAATCGATCATGCTGCGGTGTTCACCTCCGTGCTTGCCTGCATTTCGCCGTAGATCGTGGAGACGGTAAAGGATGCTGTCAGGGCCTGTCCCTGCACCGTGTAAGAAAAGTCCTTCACGCCGGTCACCCGGTCGTCCACGGTCAGGGCCTCTTCCAGGCGGCGCTGCAGTTCGGCAGCCACATAGCCCGGGTCTTGCCCCAGCAGACCCTCCCACTCCATGCCGCTGTAAGGCTGGAAGATCTGCCAGCGGTAACGTTCCACGTTCAGGATCACATTCACAGCCTGCTTTACGGCCTCGTACCCATCGCATTCCCCGGTGATGCGGCCAGATGTCTGGTCAATGAACCAGGTTCTGGACGGCTGAGAAACGTACTCCACGCCTCCGGAAAGGTCGATGGACGCGCCTGTGGGAAGCGTAGCCATTACGATTCACCTCCGTATACTCGGGAAAGAACAATGAATTTCTGGCCGCTCTGAACGCGGAGCAGCAGCACCTTGTCCCCGACTTTCAGGGCCGGGTTCAGGATGATGTACTTTTTGTCCTTGCTCAAAGGCAGCGCAGCGCCGTTTTCCCAGCCCACAAAATTTTCTGCCTGCACTTCTGCATCAAATCCATCCGGCAGGGCTGACCACTCCGTGAAGTAGGGCGGAGCCGTAAACGCGTCCTCGCTGGGGCCGGATGGTGTTGCGTGCTTGTGCAGCAGGATCTTGATCTCGTGCCGGTGGCGCAGGATGGGAATCTTCTTTTCAATGACAGGCTCTGCCAGATAGAGCACAGCCTGTTTCAGCGGGGCCATTGCTTCACTGATCTGGATCTCCAGCTCATCATCGTCCGGCGGGGCTTTTGTTACCGTGCCGATCTGCAGGTCTGTGGGCTGCCCGGCATCGTTGGTCTGCCGGTTGATTTCCTGCAATACTCCCAGTAAATCCACGCTTCTCCCTCCTTACAGTGCTTTTGCTTCCAGTTCCATGGTGTGCTCGTCATTTTTGAAGGTGTGCTCCACCTTTTCCAGCATGACATACTTTTTGAACGGTTCGCCGTCCAGATCGGACAGGTTCACCAGGATCAGCGCCCCAGCCCGCAGGCCAGGCACGCCCAAAGAAGAGAACTTGAGCTGCTGCAATACCCGGTTATAATATTCCAGGCTCACCTTTGCCTGCTCCTTTACCTGTGCGTCGTTGGCGGCCTCGTCCACGGTCTGGTACAGCTGCAAAAGGCCCCACTTCCCGATGTGATCCGAATCCTTCATCACAAAAACATCCGCCTTTCCCGTCTCCTGATTGGGCCGGGCCAGCTTGATGCTGTTGTAGGTCTGGGTGTCGATGGAGGAATTGAAGGTGTAATTCGTCATCAGGCTGTAATCGCCAATGACGATGTCGGTTTTCAGGTCGTAGGCCTCCTTGAGGGCCAGTCCGTCACCGGAATCGTAAAACACATAGACCTTGCCGGTGTTGAGCAGGGTCTTTTGCAGGGCAGTGTTGATGATGTCGATGCAGCTTTTGTCCTGCATGATGAGGGATGGCAGCTTGTAACCGGTGTCAGCCAGCTCTCCCACGTCCAGCTCAAAGTCCTCCGCGATCTGTCGGATGATGTCCCCGGCGCTCTGGCCGTAGAAGGAGTAGCTGGCGTTTGCCTTGAGGTACCGGATGCGGTCATAGCAGACCACATCCACCGGCCCCCAGCGGTCAAAGCCCCGGTTGAACACCCAGCCGTAAAACTGCAGCTGGCCGTCCACGGAGAAGCGGATTGCGTCCCCTTCCTCCAGTTTGGAGTCCGGGGTGCGAATGTAGGTAAAGGTCAGCTTGCCCGGCTGCCCGGTGCGCTGGGTGGACCACACCACCTGCGTGGTGCTGTTGGTCAGGTTCAAGGTGTTCCCGGTGGCTTTCTGAGCGGCCAAAAGCTCATAGGTCATCCTTCCACCTCCTGCAGGCTGTTCTCCGGCATCCAGCCCAGCACAGTGCCGCCGGTGTCTGCCACGCAGACGGGGCAGGGCCGGGAGCGGTCGATGATGCGCCGCACCACAACGATCTGTCCATGGATGCTGGTCAAAACTTCCTCCCCGCTTCCGGTTCCGTAGACCTTCCCGGTGGCTTTCCGTCTGGCCCCCACAACAAGCTTGTCTGAGGGGGTGCTCCTGGTGGGGCTCAGGGAGAGCTTTACAGCGCCCGCCGCATCTGCTGCAGTGTTTACCGCCGTAGCTGCTGAAATGGCCCGTGCGGCCACGCTGGCCACGTCAGAGACGATGCTGGCCGGGGAAAAGGTTCCGGTCTGACCAGCGCCCTGCACAACGGCCCTCTGCGGGGAGTAATCCTTGTACTCGGTCAGGCTCAGGTCAAAATAGAAGTCCCCCGTCTCCGCGCCGCGCTCCTCTGCCTTGAAGCTGGTGACAAGGCACCGAAAGCCAAGGCTCGGGCCCAGGAACGGTACACCGTTCTCATAGAACCGGACGGGCGTGTAGACAATGGGGGACTTTTTCTTCATGGCGGCGGTGAAGAACGCCATATACACCGCCGGGGGCAGATGAATGCCGGTCTGGCCCGGCAGCCGCCGCCCGGGCAGCAGGCCCGAAATGGACACGGTGCGCAGGTTCGGCGTGCGGGGCTGCATGATAGGGCCAAGGCCCAGCACGTTATAGGTTCCGTTGTCGGCAGAGATGGTCTCCGGCAGCTTTTCCGGGTTGATGGGCAGGGCGATCACCGTTGCGCCGCTGGAAAAATACAGTTTGTACAGGGACATCTCTTTCTCCTTACTGCACGGTAACGGTGCTGCCTGCGTTCATCAGATCCACCAGAACATCCCGCAGAGTGTCCGCGAGGTTCCGTGCATCCTTTTCGGTGTTTCCGGTGTTCTGGCCCTGCACGGTGATCATGGGGGTCTGGCTTGTCAAGTTGACGTTATTGACGTACTTGCGTTCTGCCACATCCACCAGCATTTTGATCTGTTCGTCGGACAGGTCAACGGTCTTTGCGATCTTGCCGGTGTTCTTGTCGATGTTGCCCAGCAACTCATTGGCGCTTGTAGCTTGCGGAATTTCCAGATTTCCCGTGCCTGTGCTTCCAAACATGCTGGAAACATCCAGATTTGAGCCCCACTTATAGCCGCTGGCATAAGCGGAATCAAGGTCTTTTGCTGTCCACGGTTTGACGACTTCCTTGTAGTCGTTTGTCCAGACTTCCCACTTGCGGGCGTTTTGAAACTGTGAAATTGTGTTATCCGCACGGGTCACCCAATCAACATCAACGCCCGGCAGAAGGTTCACCACGCCTTGTGCGGCCTGAAGAATTCCCTTCAATGCGTTCATCACATTGATACACAGGTCATAGAACGCAATCTTAATCGTTGCAATCGGGTTGTTGAACACATTCGCCAAAAAGTTCGCGACTGCCGCAAATGCATTTTGCATTGGGAGCAGAACGGAGTTAAAAATAAACGCTCCAGCTTCTGCCAAGGAACCGGCGACTATTCCCGCCGCTGCCCTTGCGCTTCCAGCATATCGAACGAATGCGCTTGCAAGGCCCAAAATAACAGGAGCAAGAAGTGCAGCAATTCCAAGCGGAACCGCAAATGCGGCAAGTGTTGCTATTTTACTTGCATTTGCCGCAATTGTAACAACGCCAAGTGCCGCTGCAAAAGCCAGCGCCGCCGGGGCGATGCTCTCCATGTTATTGGCCACCCAGTTAATAGCCGTCAGCAGCGGGTCAAGCGCCCGGACGGCGGTATTGCTTGCCACCGTCCAGACCTGCGCCCAGGTCATGGGGGTCTTTTCAAACTCCGCGTTCGTGTCCTTGGCCGCCGCAAACAGCGCGTTTTTCACAATGTCGGCAGTGATCTGTCCCTGAGAGCCCATCTCGCGCAGCTCACCCACGCTGACTTTCATATAGTCTGCAATGGACTTTGCAATGGCAGGAGCCTGCTCCATTACGCTGTTCAGCTCATCGCCGCGCAGCACGCCAGATGCAAGGCCCTGTTCCAGCTGGAGGATCGCGGCCTGCGCAGACGAACCGGACGCGCCGGAAAGGGCCAGCTGCTTGTTCAGCTGCTCTGCGAACTGCACGATCTCTTTAGAACTGTTGAACGCATCCCCGGCCATCGTGCCCAGCTGGGAGACCAGCCCCATCGTGTCGGTGAAGCTGCCCCGGGAGCGCTGGGCGGACTGGTAGATCATCGTTTCCAGCTCCTGCGTGGTCTGCAGACCGTCGTTCATTCGATCGAGCCGGGCACGCATGGAGACCAGACTGTCAGACAGGTCAACGGCCTTTTTCAGGCCTTGAATGCTGACATAGGACGCGGCCAGCCGGAGAACCGAAGATGTCAGGGAGTTGGTGACGCTTTGCGCCATATTTTCCTGCTCCTGCAGCCGCTTTGTGGCTGCCGCCGCCTCATCCTTGGCCGTTGCCGTTACACTGGCGGCGTTTTCAGCTGCTTTCATGGATTGGGTCAGGGTCTGCTGCTGCGCTTCCAGCCCTCGGATGGTTGCGCCCAGCTTCTCGGTCTGGGTGTCCAGCTTTTTGAACGCTTCCGTGTTCTGCTGACCGGCGGCAACCATTTCTTCCTGCTGTGCCACATACGATTCAAACTTTGCATTCGCAGAAATCAGCTGTCGGGAAACGCTGTTCAGAACAGACTGATAGTTCCGGGCCGCTGTCTGTGCCGTTGTGGTAGAGCTGGAAGCTCTCTGCGCAGCCTGAATGTATGCGCCAAAAGAAGAGGAAAATTGATCCTGAAGGACAAGCGTTTCTTGAATCTTAGCCATTTCGTCCCGCCTCCTTCATTCGCTGGGTCTCCTCTCTGCGCTTCTCCATGGAGCGCAAAGCAAATGCCCTCACCAGCGCTTTTTCACGCACCGGCAGGGCATCGTACTTGCCCGGGGGCCAGCCGAGGTTATCGAAGCAGTAGTATGCCACCAGCACGTCGATATCCCAGCTGCCCCCGGAGATCAGTTTTTTGCCTCTTCGTCCAGGCTCTTATCAAAGCCGGAGAGCTTGCTCACGGCATCGATCAGGCGGCCAAACTCACCGGCCAGAAGCATCTTGCCGGGAACCTGAACCGGGTCTTTGGTGCCGTAGGCCTCACACAGCTCCGCGCTGCGGAAATCAGGGAAAACCGTAGCTTCCACAATGGTGCGGGCACTCAGCTCGTTGGCATCAATGGAATCCTGCCACTGGCCGTCCACCTTTTTCTGCCGGGTGGATGCCTTGATGATGGCGGCGTTCTCCTCCTGGGTCAGGGAGCGGATCTTGAACGGGGTCGGTTTGCCGTCCTCGCCCAGAAAACGCTTGGAGATGATGATTTCCTTTTCCTCGCAGGTCACAGCGGGATGCAGAAATGCAGAAAGTGCGCTCATAAAAAATACCTCCTAAAATCAGTTGCTGCCCAGGTTGGTGGGATCGTTGAACGCTTCCAGACGATCGACGCTGGTATAGCTGAAATTGAAATCGTAGTTCAGCATGGCCTCCTCGTCGTCCAGAATGGACAGCGGGATATCGCCGGTCAGCACACAGCCATAGTAGCCCATCACCTGCGCGCCCACGCTGGACGTGGGATCCTGGTTGGTGATGGTGATGTCAAACAGATCCTGCACGCCGTTTTTGATGTAATTCAGCACCATATCGGTGAAAAGATTGGAGGCGTTGGAACCAAAATAGACGTTGCCGGTACCGGTCTGGGTGACACCGTTGGCCTTTTTCTGCACCTTTCGGGTGCCGATGGTCTTCATGTCCGAAGTCTGAATGCCCGCAATGGTCTTGATGTTCCGCATGCCTGCGACTTCCAGAATGCGGCCGTTCCGGGTAATGGTGATTTTGCCCTCCGCACCGTTCTGGGTGTCCTGGGCCATTAAATAACTCATCTTTGTTCCTCCTTACGCCACATCCAGAGTGATATAGATCTTGTTGGTGCTGCCCACGGCCTCGATGGCCAGAGTGATGAGAACAGCATCTTTTGCCTCGCCTGCTTCCACGATGACATCCGTCTCGCCGTTGAAGTTTTGGATGCCACCGGATGCCTGGATCTGACTCAGATATTTGACGATGGCGCTCTTGTACTGGCGGCGGCCGTCCTCGGTGTTGTCCACAATGCCAACGTAGCTCTGGGCGAACTGCTTGTACAGGTCGTTGGCGATGGTGTTGCACAGCCGCATGGTGCGGTTGTAGCGGTACACCTCGCCGATCTCGCTGGTATAGGTGACCAGAGAGTTGATGTCATACTCCACCCGGACGGTGCCGTCATCGGCGTTGAACACAAACTTTCCCGCATTGATGGCATCCACATACTGGTTGTGGGTCATCTTGGGGGCGATATCCACCGCATTGGGAACGGAGGCATTCGTCAGGTCGTTGGCGTAGGTCGCGCCGGAAAGCGCACCGCCCACCCACCAGACTGCCTCTTTCGGGGTCAGGGTGGTGCCATCGTTCATTACCAGGCCGCCGCACACGTTGACGATAAAGCGGGTATCAGGGTTGGTGGCATTGGCTTCCACCAGCTGAGAGAAGCGGCCCACTTCGGTGTTCACGCGCTTGATAAAGGTCTCCATCGCGGTCTTTACGGTGGCATCCTCGCCGTCGTACAGCATGGAATCAAAGTTGTAGGGCTCAATGTTCGTCAGGTAGGTGCTGTATGCGGAAGAGTTCACCTCGCCGTCCTTGCCGCCGGAAAGCTGGGTGCCGACATTTGCAGCCAAAGTGCCTGTGCCGCTGAAATCCACCCAGTCGTTGCCGGTCAGGTCTGCAACAGTCTTGCCGGTCTGCTGGTCTTTCACCACACCGTCAACGACCGTGGAGACCTGGAAACTGCCCGCAGGTTCCGTCAGTGCAGTGACGATCACCACGATGTCGTTGCCTCGGGAGCCGGGGTATTTTGCGGTAGCCGTCAGCGGGGCGATAGTGCCGGTGGCCTTTGCGCTGTCCGCAGCGGCCGGGCGGTAAAGCAGCAGCTTGGTGGGTGCTGCGGTGCGGTTGGAGCCGCTGAAGATCATGGATGAAAATCGATTGTGGGCATCGGTGATGTCGTAGCCGGTGTATGGGGTCAGGTCTTCCCCGGCGGCGATCTCCATCACCTTGCCGACGGGACCCCAGCTCATGGGTTCGCAGATCGTGACCTTGCCGCGGTCGCCAACGGTCAGATTCTGCTGGCTCTTGGAGCGAAATTTAAAGTAAATGCCGGGCCGCACCTTGTTCTGTACGGTCCAGGTTCCGCCTGCTGCCATAGGTGTCACTCCTTCCAAAATTCTTTCACAGCGGCCTCAGCCTCTGCGAGGGTGTAAAACGGTTTGTGTAAAACAACAGCCAGAAAATCCGGCTGATACCCCGCAAAACGCGGGTCTTTCAGCAGCACTTCCCGGCTGTATTGGGTATTATCCTGTTTCATTGGTCTACCTTCTGATTCACGGTCTGGGTCTGCATCTTCACTGCGTCCACGGGCTTTTCCACAAAGACACGCAGCTCAAACTTGTAATGCAGGCCGTCATCGTCGATATCCGCGCTGCGCTCGTAGGCGTGCAGGAGTTTTTCCGCTTCTGTTCCATCGGAATAAGGGAATGTTTCCATGCAGAAATCCAGCGCCTCAGCGGCCCGGTTGTACTGCTGGCGCAAGTCTGTGAGGTTATAGTCCAGCAGATAGGTCAGGTCGAGCCGGATGGTGCGCAGCCAGCGCCCGCCGGGGTAAGGCTTGATGTCACTGCCCCGCTGCTGGATAAACATGCAGGGTGGCTCCACGCCTTGCTGTGCAGGGTCTTCCAACATTTGCACACCGGGCAGGAAGGGAGCCAGATACTCCGCCAAAGACATGGCCAGCGTTGTAATGGTAAAGTTCATTTCAGCATCTCTCCCAGCTTGTTCACGGCTTTTTCTGTCTCTACTTTCACGGTGTGCTTATAGGCTTCAATACCCGCATCTGACATGTGCAGACCTTCAACATAGGTTGTTTTCGTACCCACCATCATGCCCACCTCGCCCCGGCGGCCCGGGTCATATTCCAGCATTCCGGTATAGGGGTTTGCGTACAGACCCGGCACAAAGTGCTTGTCCATCCGGTGTCCATCGTTGACGTAGGAGGCGTACTCCTTGTTGTTGTTCAGCTCAGTGACGATCTCCCCGCCCTGTTTTTGAGGTTCAGTGCGGCTGTCGGTCGCCCAGTGCTGTTTCAGTTCCCCGGTGCGGGTGTTGGTGCCGCTCAGGCTGTCCGCTGTGGGCGGAGTCTTATCCTGCGCCGCTTCCACGGCCCGGAAGGTGGCATTGCGGGCAACGTCTGCGAGCATTTCGGGCAAAGCGGCCTGCGCCGCCTCCAGCTTCTTGATGTACTCCTGCAGGTTCATTTCACACGCTCCTGACTGAGAAGCGTGATCTCCTGATGGGCAAGCCCGGGAAGCACGGCCCCGAAGGGCTCATAGTACAGGTCAGGATCCCCGGCAAAATACCGGGTCTCCTGCAGCGCGTATCCCAGCCGCGCCCCCCTGTGGATCACTAGCTCATCGCCGGGCTTGATATCCACATTGATATCGCAGGCCAGCTTGTCCGTTTTTTGGATGCTGGCTGCGGTCTGGGTCATCGTCGGGGTCTTGTCCTGGCTGCGGTACACCCTGCATGGAACGCCGGAGCGGACGACCTTCCGTTCCTTGCGGCTCAACTGGCCATCCTTCACAGTTTCCGTGCGCCTGATCTCCATCAGGTCGGTATACCAGTCATTCCAGTTCATGGGTGCACCTCACATCACGAAAGTTCCGGCCGCGCCGATAAAGCGGGCACGGTTTGCCAGCATCTGGCCGTAGGTGGTGGCGTTCAGGTCGCCCCAGTCCGCCGTTCCTGCGGTCAATGCGCTGGTATCGTAGGTCACGGAGCTGTCGCCCAGCGTGGCAGACTTCACCACACCCACCAGTGCGCCGGACGCTGCCGCCTGTGCCGGGGTGGAAGAGCTCTCCGCATAGGTGCGCAGCTGCAAAGTGACGTAATGGGCCACATAAAGCCCCACGGCGTAGTGCCAGCTGTCCAGCCATTTATCAGGCTGAATGCTGACGTTTGCCATTTTCACGATCTCTTCCAGCATCACGTCCGGCAGGTGGCATTTTCCGGCGGCATCGCAGAACTGCGGATACTCCGCCTTGAACTGCTCTACGGTGTAGCTGCCCACGCTCTTGCCCAGATTTGCGGCCTGTGCCAGAACGCCCTGGAACTGTGGTTTCATCGTCCAGCACATGGGCATCCTCCTCAGTCTTCCTTCGGGTCAGCAGGCTCCTGCGGGTCGGCAGGCTCCTGCGGTTCGGCAGGCTTGTCCCAGTCCGCAGTCTTTTTCTTGCGGACGGGCTTGTCTGCGGCATCCTGTACGGCCTTGTCACTGCGGTTCGTGGGCACGATGTCACCATCGGCCACCAGCGCCTTGAAATAGGCCGTTTCTGCCGCCCAGTCCGGCACTTCGACCAGCTGCTCCCGGTGGAGCGGGAAGGTCTGGGAGCCGTCTGCGCTGGGCAGGATGATATTTGCTTTGGAAAGTACGAAAGCCATTTTTCTTCCCTCCCGATCAGATGCCATCCACGTACAGCATGGAGGTCTGATACATGAGCTGCACCTCGGATGCGTTTGCCATATAGGCGGTGTCGTAGCAGACATTGGTGACGTTGGGGGCGCTCATCACGCGGGACAGGGGCACCAGCTCGTCCGCCTTGACAAAGCGGCGGTTGTTGACGTACACCACCATGCGGTCACCGCCAGAAGTGCCAGCGCCCTTGACCCAGCGGGTGGGAACGATTTCCAGATCCACGCCGTGGTTTGCGGCCACGTTGTGCTTCTTCAGGAAGTCGTAGATGGTCTCAGTGCCCAGGTCGCTCACCATAGTGGTGGTGATGTAGCTGTACTGCTCGTAAGGGATCAGGATGTGATTTGGGATACCGGCCTCATCGTACTCGTTGGCAGCCCACACGGCAGTGATGGCATTGTTGATGTCCGTCAAAATCTGTTTGGGGGTCTTGTCCGCCCACTTGGAAGAGGAGCCGGTGCCGGAAGTTGCGGCAGTGGTCTTGGTGACATCGGGATTGTTGACAAGGCCGGTGGTAGCGTACTCGTCGAAACCGATGTAGGTGTTCTGATCCATGTGCTTGTCGTAGGCCAGCCGGATGCCGTCCTGCAGCATCTGGTCAAGGCTGCGGCCAATGAAGTTTGCGCGCTGCATATCCACGAACATCACACGCAGAGCGGCGGCAAAGACATGGGCTTTGAATGCGCCCTTGCTCACGCTGGCCTGCACCACAGGGATGCCGTTGGAACCGCCGCCGTTGACGGCAGAAGCACCGGAGCCGCCTGCCATACCGTAGGCCACGGACATGGCAGAGACGTAATCCACCCAGCCGCCGCCTACCTCGATGGGGATATCACGGGGATAGGTGACGCTGGTGAGGGGCTTGCGGATCAGCGGGTCACGCTTTTCCAGCTCGCTGGTGAGGAACGCATTGCCGCTCTGGATAGCAGCCGCGTCCATGGTGGGAGTGCCGCCGGGCAGCGCGGCACCGGCGTTGTTTACGGTGAAAGTACCGGCATTGGTGGCGCCGACGTTCTGGAAGTTTGCCATAGTCTAAGCCCTCCTATCAGGCGTTTGCACGGGTGAGGATGACCAGCTCGGCCACGCCGTTGGCATCAGCCGCGCCGCCCCACTGGCAGTTGGTGAGTTTGACGGAGTTCCCGGCGGTCTTGTCGTCCGCTTCAGCCTCAAAGCCGCCGACCAGTGCGGTGGCATAGTCAGCGGTCTTGGTAATGCGGACGTAAACGTCACCGCCCAAAGCCGGGGTCCCGCGCTGGCACAGCACGTTGATGCTGCCGCGCTGGAACACGCTGCAGGCCTCGCCGGGGGCGTATTTGCCGCCGTTCTGGTCAGGATAGACCAGGGCGCTCTTGATTTCGCTGCCCGCAATGCCTGCGAACTGTTCGGCAGTAGTGCCGGTGCCGCCCATCACGATGACCTTGCCGTTGTCATACTTCAGGGCAGTGCCAAAAGGAATGTTTTCAGTTCCGCCAACGGGGCGGGTGTTGACGATCATATCCGGCTGACGGGCATAAGTGCCAGCAAAGCCGTGGGGCATGGTCTTGCCGATAATCTGAGTGTTCAGGGACATGGTTTAACCCTCCTTCTTCATGTGGGGATTGCGGTCGTTGTAAGCTTTCTGGGAAGCCTGACACACCTGCTCATACCGGTTCTTACCGGATGCGCTGGCGGCAGCGGCGGCGCTGTCCTGCGCAGCCTTTGCGATGGCATCCACAGAGCTGGTGCCCTTGACCTGCTCGATCAGGGTTTTGGACAGGGCATCACGGGTTGCCTTGTCCTGGACGCTGTTGATGATGGGGCGCATGGCCTTCAGCAGGGCCAGACCGCTGTCATTGGCGGCAGGCTTTGCGCACTCATCCTCGGAAGGAACAGTGGTGGAACCGCTTTCGTCCTCGCCCTCTTCCTTCTTGCCAGGCTTTTCGCCGGACAGTTCAGCGATCACCTTGTCCAGGTCTTCCGGCTCTTTGTCCTCTGCCTTTTTGGTGTTGGCAGCGATCAGCTGATCCAGCTTGCCGGAAAGGTTGTTCAGTGCGTCCAGAACAGCAGTGTTCTGGGTGTCAGTGGGCGCAGCGGGGCCTGCATCCTGCGCCGGAACGGCGGGTGCTGCATCCAGCGCTGCGGCAGCGGTCTCCACCATGCTGTCAAGCTCTTCGGGGGCCGCGTTCTTTGCCGCCAGACCGAACAGAGACAGCAAACTCTTGCTCTTGCTCATGTGTTTTACCTTGCCTTTCTCCGCCGGAAGTTCGGCGGCGCTATCTTTTATTGCGACATCACGGCCAGCGCGCCCACGGGGCACGATGGCAATGTGATTTCCTCTGATATGGGTCTGCCGGTATCCTGCACCGTCTGCCTCGTACTGGCAGTAATAGCCGCAGGACACATCCCGCATGGCCCCGTTCTTGACCTCGGAGATCAGTGTGGGGTCTTTCAGGTACAGGTCAGCCACCAGATAATCACCCACTCGGCGAACATTCTCTGCGTGGCCTTTGGAGTAGGCGGCCTGATTTTCCTGCACGATCATCTCCGAGGGATGGGTGTTGGTGACATCTTTGCCCTCAAAGCTGGCAATTGCCGCCGGGTCAAACACGTCCTCGGCGCTTCGTGTCACCTGAAGAACACGCTCCGGCATCCCGTCCAGCCCGATTTCCCGGGCTAGATAGTTCTGCGTGCCGGTACGGGCGATTTTGACATCGTGGCAAATTAAAAAGCCCTCCGGCGTTTCCGTCATGTGAGGGCTCAGTTTGCTTCCATAGTACGCAATCAATCGGCATCACCTCCGCTTCTGTATGCGTTCATCCATTTGTGATATTTTTCGTCATCTGCCAGCTTGTGCCGCTGGAAGGTCTCAAAGGTCTTGGGCACCTTGTCGCCCAGAGCCATGCGGTATTTCTCCCACTGGCGGTAATCCCGCAGCCACTTGGAGCGGCCCTGCTCCTTTTTGCGGTAGGCCTCGATCTGTGCCTTGGTGCGCGGGTCTCGGCTGTAGGGGTTCGTTCTGGGGTCAGAAAAGCTCCTGATTCGTTCCAGCTCTTCCTCCGTCCGCCCGGCGGGTGTCCATGGACGAAGGGCGTGCAGGCAGTTCGGGTGGATGTTCAACCAGCTGTTGGTCAGGTCATCCGGCCCGGCGGGGTCTACTTTGCCGAACGCATCCGAAAGCGGAGGAAAGTGCGGGTCTTTACCGCTCTTGCTGTATACCCGGCCCTCATACGGAGCGCAGAGGGCACAGGTTGTGCCGTGGGAGCTGATCTGATACAAGTCCTGCTCCTCGTCCTGCGTCACCACAGACAGGATTTCAGCCTGCCGAGACGTGGTTCGGGAGACCATCGTTGCATAGGTGTGCAGGCTCCAATTCCGTCCCGCCTTGTCTGTGAACGCCGTCACGCCCTCCCGGCGCAGAGCATCCACAAAGGCGGGAACGCTCTGGTTTACACCCCTTCCCACAGCCTGCTGTGCCGCCACCTGCTCCAGACCGATACGCCGGTAAACGTCTGGCTCAGTCCGGCCCAGAAGGGCGCTTTGCAGAGCGGAAAGCACCGTCATGTTCCCGTCCACCAGCTGGCCCATGAGGTTCATCGTGAGCTTCTGCACGATATCCGTCTGGGTGCTGGTAAGGCTCTGGGCGCTGGTGTAGCCGCGCAGGTGCTTTTCCACGGTCTCGCCGGGAATCGCCCGGGCCTCCGGGTGATGAACGTAAAACTGCGCCTCGACCATGCGGGGCACATACTCCCATTCATCCGTTTCCAGCTTTCTGAGAATCTCCTGCACCCGTTCCAGCGCGGCCACGGCGTGATAGTCCACAAGCCCCCGGCTGCGCAGGCGGCCGATCTCGTTGATGATATCGGTCTCAGCCTTGAGATAAAGCCGGATCAGGCGTTGCAGCTCCCGCTCAGGGGATGCACGTGCAAGGGTAGGCATGTATTATTCGCCCTCCTCGGTGTCTTCCTGCGTCTTTTCTGTCATCAGCCCCGCCAGCGGGTCGCGCAGGGCGGTCACGTCCTGATAGGTCTGGCCCTGCTTTGCGGCAATCAGTTCGTCGGTCAGGGAGCCGAACAGGCCGGTCTCGTCCTCCAGCTTCTTGAGCTCCCGCATTGCCACATCTGCATCCAGAAGTCCTGCCTGAAACGCCGCGATGATGACATCGGTCTTTTCCTTGGCGATGTCCGCCGTCTCTTTGGCCGTGGGTGTCCACAGCGGCGGGAACGTTACATCAAGGTCGATCTGCTCAATGCCTGCGCTGCGGGCCACTACAGGAAGCAGCTTGTCCAGAATGGGCCGCAGTTTGCTTTCCCGCAGGGTGTCCACGTAGTCATAGTAGTTCTTCAGGTCGCTTTCGCCGGTGGCATTCATGCCCGCCGGGGAACGGCCAAAAAGCTTGGTCATGGGGTAGTGGGACGCACCGCACAGGTTCAGGCACATGCTCTCGTACACGTCGGACAGTCCCGCAAATGTGTACTGGGTGTTGCTGATCTTGTTTCCCTGCTCCACCAGCTGCATCCCGAAATTGGAGCGCAGGACCTTCTGGGCCTGCATGGTGTTCCAGAAACGCCGCTGCACATCCGGGCTGGACATGGAGAGCAGCTGCTCCAGCCCCTTTACCTCCATCGTGTTGACGTTCGCCTGGAAGGTCAAAGCAGCCATGTTGGCGCTTACGTTGTCGTGAGCCACCACGTCATTATAGAGCGCTTCCACCTCGGACTCGCCCCAGTAAAGCTCCGCTTGCCGTTCCAGATCGGGAAGCTCCCGGCCCACGAACCGCACAAGGCGGGAGTGATGGACACGGGCGGCAGTATGCCCGGCGGCATCGTTGATGCTGTAGTACTCCGGCACAAGCTCCCCGCCCTCAAAGGTCAGGCCTGCATCCGGGCTGATTCCCTGCCAGCGGTCGAGGATGTACAGCCCCCGGAAGCTTCCGGGAAGAATCGCTTCGGCATCCAGCGGACGGGAAAGGTCTTCCTGCCCGTCAACGAGGATGAGCCCGGCGGCACCGCCATACAGGCGGCCCCATTTCAGGCCGGTGCTCACACGGTCACGGAGCCGGGTGGAGCGTTCCACAGTCTGGATTGCCTTTCCTTGCTCCGGTGTGGTGCTCTTGAGGTCGTACCATTCTCGCAGCATATCGTCCACGAGCAAGCCCACCACGTTCTGCACCACCCAGTTGCTGCGGTACAAGCTGTTCAGCAGGGCGTAGTTGTCCGTCATCCGGGTCAGCGGGTATTCCGTTGCTTCCAGCGGGCTTTGTGAGCCGTACCCCAGCGAGAACAGCGGGTTGGAAAATGCGTCCAGCGTGGCCGTATTCGGTTTCTCTGTGCCCCCGGCGGGGCGGTTTTTGTTACGTCTGGACACGTTCAAACCTCCAATCAGGCAGTGAGTTGATATAGTAGCGCAGGGCATCCGGGCCGTGGTCCTGCTGTTTGATGGGCTTTTCCACGCCCATGAGGGCGGCTTTATCGTCCCACCGGTATGTACCGAGTTCATCCAGCAGCCCATCGCAGTCGGTGGAGATCAGCAAATCGCGGTGGGAAAGGAGCGTGCTGCATTTGCGGATGCCGTTCAGCACGTCGTTGTTTCCTTCCATCACATAAACGCCGCGCTGGCGCAAGGCTGTGATAAAGGACGCTGCCGCCGGGTCAACAATGGCTGCGCAGGGGTCTTTTCCCATAAACTCCATGAAGGCATCGGCATACTCTTCATCTGTTTTCTGCCTGTGCTCCTGGCGGCTGTCCCACCGGTATTCCCGATGCACCCGGACTTTCTCGCCGTCATCGTATACATCGAGGTAGACGGTCGGGTTGGTGGTTCCGTAGTCGCATGTGATGGTACGGGTGGAAAGGCTCTTGAATCCCACCGGTGCGTCCTGCGGGCGGTAGGTGTTGGCGGTGGTGTCCATCATGTCGTAGATCAGTCCCTCGGCCATCACCCAGCGGCCCAGAATGTAGCGCTCGTAGAACACGCCGCTGTACATGCTGCGGTAACGCTCCCGGGTGCGCTCATCCAGTGACGGGTTATCGTCCATCAGGAAGTGCAGATGCAGCGCCCGGTGCTTTTTGGCCTGTAAAATCCACTCCTTGCGGAACCAGTGCTCGGGGTTTTCCGGGTTGCAGTTGAACCAGAACTTGGCACCGGTGACAGAGCATCGGGCCAGCGCCTGCTCCACAAAGCTGCGGGGCATGAGCGCAACCTCGTCCAGAAGCACCCCGGCCAGCGTGATGCCCTGAATGAGCATGTAAGAACTTTCGTCCTTGCCGCCGAACAGGTACACCATGTTCACCTTGCCGCCGCGCTGCACCGTGAGAACGTGCCCGCTGCGGTTGTAGGTAATCTGGAACTGCTGCTGCAAGTACCGGACAGACAGAAGCGGCTGAACAATGTTGCGTTCCACCGCGCCCACGCTCTTGCCGCAAAAGGCAAAGGAGCAATGGTTGAATTCTGCCATCATCCAGAGCACAAAGGACAGGGACATGATGGAGGTCTTGCCGGAACGTACCGCACCGTCACAGATCAGGGCATCGTAGTCGCTTTCATACGGGAAGGTCAGGATCTGTTTTTGCTTTGGGGAGAAGCTCATTTCTCAAACTCCTCCTTCAGGCTCTTGGTGATGGGGTCATCTTCGACGGTCTGGTGGAAGGAATCGCCCTTCTTTCGGTCATCAATGACCGTCCACTTGTCGATCAGAGTGCCCAGCGCCGTGGTGATCTGCTGCAGGGTCGCTCCTTCCAGCTTCTCCGGGTCGGTCAGGACACCGAGATAAACGTCTATGATCTCCTGAACGCGCTCTTTCTTGCTGTCCATGTAGTCCAGCATCTCAAGTGTGTTCTGCTCTTTTTTTTGCTCAACTTTTTTCAACATTTCGGACGGAGCCGTTGAAATCAGCCGCTTTACCGTCGTGTCAGATACTCCGTTGAGCTTGGCGGTCTTGGTGTAGTTCTGCAGCTGCACATAGTCCGCAATGATTTTCTTTTTCTGCTTGTCTGTCAACCGCTGCGCACCCACCGCCACCACCTTCCTAAATCAGGGTATAATAAAACCCCACCCCAGTGTGGGGCAGGGTCGAGTTAATTTGTTTTACTGCTTCTTAAGATAGTAATTGATAAGATAAATCTGGCCTTTCCCGGTGACTTTGGTCGTCTTATCAATAGTTGTGTGTCCGTCAGAGTGTACTCGGGTAGATTCGCGCACCTTAAACAGCCCCAGCTCCATAGCCTTTTGTGTAGGCATATTGAAATCCGAACGCTTACGGTCTTTCACAAGGAACCCGTCAGCTCTGAGCTGTTCGTACAAGCGATTCTGCCCGGTTTCAATGCCGTTCTGCTTGAGTAACTTTGCCAGTTCACTAACCAAAATGCACCGGTCACTCACGCTTACAGCATCTGCAAACAGACCTTTGGGCGCAAGCTTTGCGTTCTCTTCGCTGAGTGCCTTGTTCTTATCCTGCTCGGTCTTGAGCTGCTGGCAGAGTTGAATCATGGTATCAGGGTTGAGGATAGCCGCCTGCAACGTCTCCGGTGTCATGTATGCGCCGTGCTTACGGATGGACGGGAGAACGGTCTCCGTCACCCAGTCGGTGAACTTTTCCGCACTGGGGAGCTTGGAGCCGAACACCAGCCGGTAGAGGTCGGATTCAGGGATGAAAATTGCATCCTGTGTTCTGCCGAGGGAATCCGTGATGGGGTAACGTTTCGTTAGGTCACCCTTGCAGTGGTCGTTGAGTGCCTTGCTCGGGTTGCTGTATCCAAGTGCCTTGGCGATGTCTGCGCCGCAAAACAAAACCGTACCGTCATTGTCCAGCGTGCGGACGGTGCCAAAATCGGGGTTGTTGAAAATCTGAATGTTGCTCATTTTACTTTCTCCTTTTTGCTAAAGGCCATGCCATCAGCATAAGCCTGATTCACAAGTCGGCAAATTTCATCGATGAGCCCCTTCAGACTATCATTGAGATCCGATTCTTCCATGTGCGATGAACGAAGGAAGAATTCTTTGGTAACAGGATAGTTCATTGTAAAAACCTCACATTTCATCTTGACAAATCGCTTATAAAAAAATAAAATGGAGGTGCAAGGGGCTTTCGTGATGGTTTGCTTCTGGCGTTTAGCGGTTCAGCGTTCCAGCGCTGGCCGCTTTTTTATATTTCTCGAAACGTGCCAACTGCTCGGCTCTGGTGAGCTTTGCAAACTCCTTGCTAGTCACGGAGCATCACCTCCCGGTATTTGCTCCCTTGCACCTCTGACCTCCTTCCAATGCATCTATTATACTACGATTTGCGTAATTCGTCAATACGTTTTTCGTAATTTCTACGAATATTTTTTACGCTTTGCGTATTGACTATTAACGGATGGCGTAGTATTATAGATGTAGGAAAAGAGGTGTTAGAAATGTCGATAAGCTATCACTTAAAGGCCTTGCTCGCAGACGCAAACATGACCCAAAAGGAACTTGCAGAAGCTACCGGGATTAGACCGCCTACCATATCAGCAATCTGTCTTGGCACTATCAAGCAGTTTCCCGTTGGGGCGCTTGACAAAATTTGTGAAGTGCTTCATTGCCAGCCCGGCGATATACTGGAATATATCCCGGACGACACGAACAAACCTGAATCCGATGAAGAAACGGACGCTTTGCGTGCCTCACTTCTCAACCAGATCAAAGGTTTGTAATTCAAAGCCCTGCCGCTTGGCGGGGCTTTTTGCATAATATAAGCAGCAACGCCATTATCTGTGTTTGTCGGACAGTAAGACGTTGCCGCTGCATCTGGAACTTCCGCGGCCAGATGCCCCGCTACTCTCTGCATGCCGTCCCCCGGTCATGCAAAGTCTGGCACTCCAGGCAGGGCTCGAACCTGCAACCTGCGGTTTTGGAGACCGCTGCTCTACCACTTGAGCTGCCGGAGTATAAAATGCCGCCCTTGGAATCGAACCAGCCGTGCCTACACACACGCACCGCGCTCCACATTGCGCTCAGGCGGCCATATAGCAAATAAAAACAGCCCACGGTTCGCCGCCGGGGCTGCTTGAGTTGACGCACATCCTGCGGGGCATGCTGGCCCGCTCAGATTTCCGGTGTTGCTGTTCACGGGCGGAGGTTTCAGGGCGTGGTCAAGATTTCAGGAATCCCGCGCCCACCCGCACACCGGTGGTGAATCACTCCATGCGTCAGACATGCCGCGTTACAGACTTTGCGGCGTTCGGTGCGAGATTGCAGACTCGAACTGCGCCTAAACCTCCATGGTCGGTCTGGACACCATTTCTCGCATAGAAGCAGCCCGCAAAGCACGGTGTCAAAGCGAAAAAGCGTTAAGCGGCATGAACGAAAGGAGAATTCGTACGGGGCCGCACTTTGGAAGCTGCTGAGAAGCGGCGCACCGCTCTGCGCGGCTCCGCTTGTACCCAGAATATCACAAATGGGGTGTTTTGCACATGGATGCAGGATGGATGTGATGTGGAATCATTTCAGTGTATCCCAGAGCAGAGCCAGCCGCTCACAGCCCCGGCGGATGATCTTTGAGACCTCGGAATTTTCGCACAGCCCCAGAGTTTCCACGATGGCGGGCTGGTGCTTGTTCTCGATGTAAAACATCCGGATGCAGTCACCCTGTCGGACGGTCTCGGGGTCTACGGCCCCGGTGTAGGCCCTGCAGGTGGCATTCATCTTCAGCAGTGCAAGGCGCTGCTCCATCTGCTTCAGCTCCCGTTCCTCTGCATCCAGCCGGGCAACGGCATCTCCGACCTTATCACCGGAACTTCCGCCCGTTGGCATTCCGTTCAGGCTCTGGGTGCATTTCTCGGCAGCATCCCGGATGCGCTGGATCTTCTGCTTCTGGGCCTCGACCTGCTCCGCCAGATCTCTGCACTGCTGAAACCACGCTTTGACGGTGCGGTAATCCGGCAGTTCCGGCGCGTCTGCGTCAGGTGTCCATGACTGAATGCGGTCAATCATCGTCATACGGCACGTCCTCCATTCTGAATCCGCACATCGGACAAAACGGCGTTTTGAGGCCGCACGGATTGACCTCTCCGCATTTCGGGTTCGTACAGCGTGTTGCAGGTACGCACCACGATCCGCTCTTCCCAGCGCTGCTCACACAGGAGCCATGAATTTCTTCCCAGTGCGCCACAGGCCGCAGAGACTTCGGGTCGATGGTGGGAAGGTTTTCGAGGTCTGATAGTTCATCTTCGATGCTTTCACAGAACAGGATATCGGCACCCTTGCCCTTGGCATCTTCTTTGGCGAGTTCTTTTTTGAGGTCAGCTTCCAGCTCGCTGACATCGACCAAACGTACAGTTTTTTCTTTCTTATCCATTTTCGTCCTCCATTTCCTCGATCCAGATCTCCACTCTGGGGTTTTTCTTGTCGTAATCCACCCGGCTGCCATCGTGAGCGGCCACGATCTGGCTGTTATCGTCTGCCAGCACCTTGGCCTTTACCAGAATGTCGCAGGTGGCCTCGATCAGATTTGCAAGGTCAACCTTGCGCCGGGTGGCCATGTAGTACACACACCGCACGTTCACGCGGGCTGTGATGGGGTTGTAAGGACGCTTGATCTGCCACAGGCACTTTTCCTGATACTGCATGAACGCCTCGCTGGGGGCCACAATGCGGCGGTTTTCGTGGGCCTTGAGGATGCGGGCAGAGTTTTTCTTTGTGCGGGGGTCGCCGTAAAGAATAATTTTCATTCGTTATCCTCCATGTAGCACCAGCTCTGTGGGGGCCGTGAAATATACCGGGATGCGCAACAATCTTCCTTTAGGCTGTCCCATTGCAAACAAGTGCAGCAGTCTCCACCGTGCTTGCAGGGCTTCATGCCCCAAAAGTCTTTGAGCTTTACTGGCTCGTTCCAAATTTTCAGGTCAGAAATATGCCATCCGTATCCGTCACTGCCCTTGAGATACTTTTCCGCCTCCGCCTTGGTCAGGCAAGCAGCTTGAAGTAATTCGTCGGGGCATTCATACTCCGAATCGGAAGCTTCAACGTACAGCTCGTAAGATTTTTCGTTTCCCGTCGTTCCGATGTGGGTCATCCGGTCTATTTTATCGCATACGAATGTCCCGATAAAGCGCCCATTCATCTGCTGTAAGCCGGTTTTGGGAAATCTCTGCCACCAGTTTCCGGCCTCGGTGCAGTAAATGTACACCTTGAACGGTGTTTCAAGTTTTGGGCGAGTCTTTCGTACCTCCACGGTTTTCATCCCGCTCCAAATCAGCTTGCACCAGTTGGGCTTTATACTCATCAATACAGCTTTCATGTGCGCCCCCCCTCAGTAATACTCAATCTCTACCAGAGAGGTGGACACCAGTTCAAATCGGCCATTTTCCAGAGGGATGCGGAGCATTTGTTTCAACATAAGATGTCTCTCCCTTCCTGCATCCGTTGGAAGGTCTCCTCGTAGGAGTAGACCTTCGCCGGGACGAACTGCATCGTGTTTGCATCCGCCAGCATCACAACGTCCTCATGCTTCTCGATCAGCTGGCAAAGCTCTTTCATGTAGGCCACCAGCCCGCAGGCATCCGAATGCGAAACGCCGCTGCCCATCAGCTGCTTGATAAACTGTTTCTGTGTCATACAATCACCCCCATTGTTCGGCCATTGCTTTTGCAATGCCTGGTGCGGTTTTACTCCTGGCTTTGGCTCTGCCCTCTTGGCCTTGTGTCGTACCTCGAATGCCCTCACACCATCCAATTTTCTTGCGCATTTTTCCGTTTGAGACGTATACAGGCTCTGGCGGCGGAAAGTTATTTTTTCGTTTCAGAGGCGGAAGGTTTTTCAGCCAAAGGCAAGTGCGTTTTGTGTGATAGTTTTCAACGTCCTCTTCGCTTTCGGCGAAATAGTACGGATGAATGATCTGGTCTGCTTTCCTGTATGCCGTGTTCATTATGCCTACAGGGTTCTCAACTGCAATTTTGGGAACGTCTGCCAATGCGAACCGCATAAAGAAAACCGCTGCCTTTACGCGCTCCGCCCATCTGGAAACAACTTTTTCAGCCGGTGTTACTCGCAAACTGTACGACCTTGTCGCTGCATTGGACAAGTATGTGCAAGGCGGATGTGCAATGAGCATGTCCCACTTACCAACGTCATGCGTTACGCCGTCCATCGTCACGACTTGCCCCCCCTCAACAGCCTTGAGCGCATCGCCCAGAATATGCCACTCAGGATGCCCGCCGGATGGCTCCTGAATGTCGCAGGAGTAGGCTTCGTGCCCACGGGCTCGGAACGCTTTGCAGGCTTCGTGCCCACGGGCTCGGAACGCTTTGCAGACTTCCTGTGATTCCTCGCAAGCAATTAACACCTTCATTTTCCAGTCTCCTTTGACGATTTCGGCAGATACTGCCACTCCACCACGTGGCGGATGGTGCCGCCGTATTCAGGATTCAACCAGCCGTTGAACCCATAGCAATCTTTCATGTAGACACCGACCTTGTAGCCCTCCTCTTCCGTGTACAAGAGCAGTGGTTCGCTCACGTCGTACTCAAGAGGGCCCTCGCATTTGTCCTCGTCCACCTCGTGGTGCAGCGGCGGGGTCTCGCTGGCCGGGTGCCATTTCTGGCAGGTGCATTTAGGGTGCGCGGTAGGTGCCGCATTGACGAGTTTTACCACGTGCTTCAGTGCGGCTGCCACAATGTATGTCGAGACCGCCTCACATTTCTCGGCCTCAATAATCCATTTTTCAAGATGCTGAATCACATCCTCCGCATAGATCAGTCGTTTTTCAGCCATGTGTCAAAACCTCCGTTCTCTTGACGTGAATGTCCCGGTACTCCGGGTAGTGGTCGCCCGCCATCTGGCAGGCGTGAAATTCTGCGGCCTGCTGGCTGCTGTCGGTCAGACGGTAGGTCAGGGCAGCGTCCCCTACTGGGCCGCTGCACAGCACAACAACATGGTACTTAGGCACTCTTCGGCTCTCCTTTCTTGCGCAAAGGCCTACGATTTGCAGCGTTTTTGAGGAAATCGGGGGCTTTTGCTGCATCTTCCGGGGGGCGTGTGACCAGCTTGTCCCGTCCCGCCCCGATGGGGTTTGTCTTGCGGTACTCCTCCACAGACGTGCAGCCTTGCCTGTAGGCCTCTTCCAGCGCCTTGCGGACATAGGCCCAGCTTCTGCCGCCCAGATCCCCGCACTTGCGGATGATCTCGGTCACAAGATCATCGCCCAGGCGCTCGATATAACCGGTCAACTCTTTTTCGCCGTTAGCGCTCAACTTACCGATGTTTTCTCTAAAAAAATCCACAGGCGATATCGTCGTCCTCGTCCCTGTATAGGAGGAGTCATCTTTAGATGACGACGACTTATCTATATCTAATATCTTATCTCTAATATCTGTATGGACATTTTTGTGGACGTTTTCGTGGACATCCTGTGGACAATGTCCACAGTCAGAAGAGCCGATTAGACGTTGGTTCGTTCTTTGCAGTTTTTTTTGCGTTGCGTAGTCTGTCGCGCTTCCGACCATTTCCGAGTGGTTTGCAAGCACAAGTGTGCCGTCTTGCTCCTGATAAATCAGCCCAAGTTTCGCGTAAAGACCCAGCGCAACGCGCACAGTATCGGTAGAAAACCACTTGGTATCACGCTGAATCTTGTCCACGTCATACGGAATGATCACCTCACCGATCTGCCGTGAAAGCCTGCCGTTGGTGTTGATGGTCATAAGACAGAGCATTTGGTACAAAACCACATAGTTTGCGCCGTTCTTCTGCCCCATGAGAAAATCCACCGCGTCAGACCGCATAAAGCTGTCTTTGAGCTTTAGCCAGTAGTATCTTTTTCCGGTAGCCGTGTGTCTTCACCTCCTCCCGCACGCCCGTATAGCCAGATAGCACAGCTCTTATATAGCTCGCTGGTTATTCCGCCTCCACAAATTCTCCGTTTTTAAGCGTGTACCAAACGCCGTCCTTTATGGCAGTTCCGTCAACCCGTGCCATTTTTGCCAACAGGAACTTACCGTCATCGTCATACTCGGTCAGCACGATGTAGCATCCAATCGATCCACGAGCCTTGCTGTTGTAACCGTTTGCAACGGCAATGCTGTCTTTTCCGCTTACCTCTGCCGTGGAGCAGTAGCCAGACGCGGCACCCGTGGAGTAGTCGCCAGACGCGGCACCCGTGGAGTAGTAGCCAGACG